CACCGCACGGTCCTCGCACAGATGATGTTGGTTTTGTCAGTCATGGGGTGCATGTGTTTGTAGATCCCAAGAGTTTGGTTTATCTAGAAGGTATAGAAATGGATTGGACCAAGAAAGGACTCAACGAAGGATTTGATTTTGTCAATCCCAACGAACGAGATCGCTGTGGGTGTGGCGAAAGTTTTAGAGTATAGACACGATGCCCTATAGTTTCATACGCAACGTGCTCAACGAAGGTAGGCCGCATCGATTAGAAATACTGCCATTGCCTTATGAGCGTGATGAACTGGCTCCCAGCATCAGCGAAGATACCATCAACTATCACTACGGCGAACTGGCACAGGGCTATGCCAAACGCTATAACAGCAATGAAGGTGATGCTGAGTTCAATGAAGCTGGCGCATTCCTGCACAATACTCTGTTCCAACAATATCAAGCACCCGGTAGAAACAACACGCCGACAGGACCTATACTGAGTTTCATTGAAGAACACTATAAAACCTTTGATCAGTTCAAGCAACAGTTTGAGAAAACGGCCATGAGCATACAAGGCAGTGGGTGGGCCTACTTGGCCAAGGACGGCAAGATAAAAACCATTGTCAATCATGAGATCAAGAATGACATAGTGGTATTGATAGATTGGTGGGAACATGCATGGGCCTTAGACTATCAATCAGACAAATCAAAATATCTAGAAAATCAATGGAAAATTATTAATTGGGATTTTATTAATGCTAGAAACCTGTTGTGATATATTAGTAGATGCGTACAAACGAGGAAAATACAAATGAGCAAAAGACAATACAATCTAACCAACAAAACTGATTATGTGAATCGTAAGATGTTTCTTGACCCAGCCGGTCCGGTAACCATACAGCGATTCGAAGAAGTCAAATACAACAAGATAGTTGACTACGAAAAAACAGCTCGAGGATTCTTTTGGGTGCCAGAAGAAATCAATCTCACAAAGGATGCCAACGATTTCAAAGATGCCAGTGCCGCGGTCAAGCACATATTCACTTCAAACCTTCTGCGTCAAACAGCTCTAGACAGTCTGCAAGGCCGAGCTCCCAGCCAGGTGTTTATGCCTGTGATCAGCCTACCAGAACTGGAAGCACTGATCTACAATTGGACATTCTTTGAAACCAACATACACAGTCGTTCATACAGCCATATCATTCGCAACATCTACAACGTGCCCAAGGATGTGTTCAATACAATCCACGATACCAAAGAGATCGTAGACATGGCTGCCAGCGTGGGTCGATACTATGATCAACTACATGAAATCAACTGTAGAAAAGAGATAGGTGAGGCAATCTCTGAAAAAGATCATGTCAGAGCCATATACATGGCCCTGCATGCTTCATATGCTCTAGAAGCATTCCGCTTTATGGTAAGTTTTGCCACATCATTGGCCATGGTAGAGAATCGCATCTTCATTGGCAATGGCAATATTATCAGCCTAATCCTACAAGACGAACTGCTACACAAAGGTTGGACTGCATGGTTGATCAATCAGGTAGTCAAGGAAGATCCGAGATTTGCGGCAGCCAAACTAGAATGTGAAGCAGAAGTATATCAGCTGTATCTGGATGTCATCTCTGAAGAAAAGGCCTGGGCTGACTATCTGTTTAAACTGGGTCCCGTGATTGGACTCAATGCAGCCATACTCAAAGATTTCGTAGACTATACTGCTGTAGGTGCGCTCAAAGACATAGGTATCAAGTATCAGGCCACTGCTCCGAGATCAACTCCAATTCCTTGGTTCAATAAGCACACGGACACTTCGAAGAAACAGAGTGCTCTGCAAGAAACCGAAAGCACCAACTATGTGATAGGCGTCATGGGTGAAAATCTTGACTATGATGCTCTTCCGGCTATATAATAAATCATGTACAAAGCACAATTCAAAAGAACAAACCCATATGAGTCATGGACCACGATTGGCAGTTACGGCAGCGAACAAGCAGCCATATCCGCAGCCTTGAGCTATAAAAACAAAGGCATGTTATTGGTTAGAGTCACTGACAAAAAAGGTGCTGTGATATATTCAAATTAAATAATGGACCATGAAAATTATTGAAAAAAGTAAGTATAAAGCTCTGTTATTTCTTATTGCCAGAGAAGATGAGGCAGGTAGATCAGGTGGTGGTCATCGAATAGCTACAGAAATACGTAAGCATGGATGGGATGTAGAAGTAATAGATTTTTTCCGTTTCTGGACGTTTGAAGAAATAAAACAGTTACTGATAACTAGACTTGATAGTGATTACAAGTTCATAGGGTTCGGATCGTTATTCCTGCAATGGCCTGAGTTAGCTGAACAAACTGCTGCCTGGCTAAAAGAAAACTATCCGAATATTCTAATCATCTACGGATCTCAAACTTTTGCAGAAATCAACACAAAGCATATTGACTATCAAATAACTGGGTACGCAGAAACAATCTTTATAAAACTATTAAAGTATTTGTTTAATGCCGGCGACGCCGTAGAGTTTACAACTGTAAAAGGTAGAAAAGTTGCACAAGGCGGATGGGATGCTGCTCCTTGGAGAGATCCTGTTATTATATATGAGGATCGAGATTTCCTTCAATCATATGAATGGATTTCAATAGAATTCAGCAGGGGTTGTAAGTTTGTCTGCGACTACTGTAATCATCCAATGATCGGAGTCAAGGGAGATTGGACTAGAGATACTGACAGTTTTGAAAGACAGATCAAAGATGCTTATGATCGATTCGGTATCACCAGATATATGATCAGCGACGAAACATTCAACGACCGCACTGAAAAAATTACAAAATTTGCTGACGTTGTACAACAGCTGGACTTCCAACCTTTTTTCTGGGCGTTTATTCGTCCTGACCTGTTAGTAAAACGTGGTCAAAAGGAATGGGATGAACTGATAAGAATGCAGGTTGTCTCTCATCTGTACGGCATTGAAACTTTTAACCACGAATCGGGAAAGGTCATTGGTAAAGGAATGAATCCGGAAATATTACAACAAGGGTTGATAGATGCAAAAAATTATTTTCACAAACAAAATGATGGGTTATACAGAGCCACAATCACTTTGATTGCAGGGCTTCCTCATGATACCGAGGCAGATGTAGAAGCTAATTTTCAATGGTGTCTTGACAATTGGCAGGGAGAGAATGTGGTAGCAAATGTACTTGATATCCCAAAGAAAAATGCCTTTGACCATTTAAACCAAAATTCAAAGATGACCATGGACTATGCCAAATACGGTTATGAACCTGCTACTCAAGAAGAGCAAAAAGAGTATCTAAAAAGTCTTGAAGTGTATGACAATTATAATCACATAACTGGATTCCGCCCGGATAATGTAATATGGAAAAACAAACACACAAATTGGGGAAGAATGGCAGAATGGGTAGAATTGATGTATTATAAATTTCCTCAAAACGATATTAGGTATCCTATTCAAAAGTTTTTTTACACGGCTCCTGATAAGTCAATACGTGAGCTATTATCTTACGACTACAAAAAAGGTTCGCCAAAGCTCAATCTTAATTACGAAATGATTGAGAATTACAAACGTAGTAAGTTGAATATGTAACATGAAAAAATGCTGGTATCGACTTAACATAGATGTTTCAAAGGCAATATTAAACGATTGGAAATTTCCCACTCCAAATGATATAGACGACAGACAAGTTTGGCCTATCGAAAGAGAAAATATTTTCAGTAAAGAATGGTTAGAGACCATGGAGACTATAGGTATTCCTATAGCAATAGGAATACTTTTTTATAGACGACCATGTATCGTTGATGATTTTGCACATATAGATCTTGCAGGTAACCCTGCTGAAATTGTGAACTGCGGATTTAATTGGGTTATAAGTGGTGAAGCCGGCGAAATGATTTGGTACGATAAACCACAACAGTCTGGCGCATTTATGCCTATTAATTCGGATGGGGAGAGTTACTTGTCTTGGCCTATAAGTCAACTACAAGAAATAGATAGATGTGTTATGGAGAAAAATCAATTAATACTCATACGTGTTGATCATCCCCATGCAATGATTAATAGATTTTCTTATCGATGGACTATAAGTGCAAGATCTCCCGTGCATTTAACTACTTGGGATAAAATGGTAAATGATTATCAACACTTGCTTGAAAGATAAATTATCAAAAGGAAAATAAAATGAAAGCTGTTGTATGGAGCAAATATAATTGTCCCTACTGTGATCAGGCCAAGGCACTGCTCACGCAAAGAGGCATAGAGTTTGAAGAACGCAAGATCGGTGATGGATATACCAAAGAAGAACTATTGGAGGCTGTACCAAATGCAAGAACAGTTCCACAGATCTTTATCAATAACACACTTATAGGTGGTTTCACAGAACTACGTGACCACATAGAACAAACAGCCGGTGGATTCGGCAAGGGAAAATTATGATGTTAATAGACAAAGGTGTTGCAGTAGGAGAAGTAGTTACGTTAAAACTCACTAGCGGTGAAGAACTAGTAGCAAAACTAGCGGAAGATCAAGTCATGCACTACAAATTAGCGCATCCTATGGTCATAGCTATGAGTCCAAAAGGACCAGCGTTAATGCCCTACTTATTCACAGTAGATCCCAACAAAGAAATTAGATTAGCCAAAGCTGTAGTAGCTGTGGCAGAAGCCACAGATAAATCATTTGCAGATCAGTTTATACAACAGACCACAGGGATTGCACTGGCTTAAATACTAGTTTAGGAAAGTACTATGGCCAACGACAGTTCATTATTACCTACAACACCAACTGCCCCAGCAGCAGCAGTGCTCACTACCTCTTCTGCAGGTACAGGAGCAACTGCTAATAATGCAATTGCTTATGATTATAGTCCTCATTTAATTAGAATTGTAACAGCGTTGGAACAGGTGTCATTGAGTATGGCATTTATAGCTGATAAAATAGATAATGTGTCTGATAAATTAACCGATCTAGCGACTCAGTCATCTATTCAAAATTCAATACTATCATCGATGTATGCTGCTATAACTCCTGGGTCAACCACCATCGGAGCAATATTATCGGATATTGCTCAAGCATCTGAAGATACCGCAAGAGCAACTGAATCGATGACGGCTGCTGTAACTCCTGGGTCAACCACCATCGGAGCAATATTATCGGATATTGCTCAGGCGTCGGAAAATTCTGCAGTATCCCTTGCAGGAATTTATGATCGATCCAAGGGCGCCGGCATACATATGAAAGGACCGTTGGATTGGGTAGGACTAGTTTCGACTTATAAATTGTACGTTGAAAATGTAGGGCCTGAAAACATTACTCTTGCAGGACTTATAGCATTTAAAGCTAAAATTGATGCCCTTCCAAAGGAATTTTAGTAAATGGCAACTACTCCAACACCTCAATCGACTACTCCCGGCGCTGGATCGAGCAGTGCTGGTGGACACTATCTTGTACCGCACAATCACGCAGCAGGCACCTTAAGCCGACAGGAACCTCTATACAATCCGTTCAACGTGTTTGCCAATGGTGTGGAAATTGCGCTGTACAATGCAGCCACAACACCAGGAACATTCGCCTCTGCAGCAGTGCCAAAGGTGACTGTGGTAGCTGCTGTAAAAAACGTGGAAGGCGATGAAGACAACACCGCAGGTAAAAGAGAAGCTGATAGATTCCTCGCCGAAGGGCGCATCACTGCTGTAGAACATAAAACATTAACCACAACACCTACTCCAAAAGGACCAGGCGTGGCGCCCAGTAAAGACAGACCAGCAGACAGACCTAGCGCAGCTGTTTCAGGTGACATTACATTTGCTACTAAATTAACACCGTCGGGATTTACCCTAGGACAAGCGATAAAAAATGTTACCTTTCCCAGAACTATAGCTCAGTTAGCTGACAATGTCAAGGGACTACCGCCTCAAAACATCGTGAATAATTTGGCCGCCCTAGCTCTCAATATTCTAGAACCCATAAAGGCCAAATATCCTAGTATGTTGATTACCAACACTTATAGAGAAGGAAAGGGTCAGGCACAACACGGCACAGGTCAAGCAGCTGATCTGCAGTTCCGTGGTGTAGGAGCACATGACTATTTCGAGATAGCACAGTGGATTAATAAAAACATTCCTTATGATCAATTGCTGCTGGAATATCTACCAAGCAAAACTGTGTGGATACATATCAGTTATGCTATTCCAAACTTACCTTATGGTGGTCAATCTGTGAGGGTTTCGAAACCCATTAATAAACTAGCCACACTAAATGGTGCTGCAGGTGGAAAATTTACTCCTAATCTGCATCAAGACATCATAGTGGCTGCAGTACCTAACAGAGTAGTGGCTGCCTAATGAAAAAATTATTTTGGAACACATTGGGTTTTCTAAGTCTTGGCATGGCCTATATAGGAGTTATCACTCCGGGCATCCCATACAGTATATTTGTGGTGTTTGCTGCCTATTGTTTTAGTAAAGGTTCAGAGCGCATGCATCGTTGGATCTACAATCACCGGTTGTTTGGACCGTTCCTACATAATTGGAATACTAGGCGTGTGTTCCCTCAGAAAATGAAATACTTTATGCTGTTCATGATGTCAACCAGTTTGGCGATCATGTGGTTGACTGCGATACCTGTTCGTGGTATAATATATACAGCACTGTTTATGTTGTGCGTGGCAGTTTGGGCCTGGAGATTCCCTAGCTCGGTCGAGGAATATGATCGGCGAATAGCTGCGGGAAAACGCATAGGTTGGATTAAATAACATACAGAGACAGAGTCTTTTAACAACAAGGAAATCAAGTAAAATGGTAACAGGAAAAGTAAAATGGTTTAACGACGCCAAAGGTTTTGGCTTTATTACGCCGGACGATGGTGGCGCAGACTTATTTGCTCACTTTTCACAGATTAATTCGAGTGGCTTCAAGAGCCTACAAGAAGGACAGAGTGTAAGGTTTGAAGTAACTCAGGGTCAGAAAGGACAGCAGGCCAGCAACATTCAGCCTGCATAAATATGAAAGCCTATCAATTCATTGTAGCAATTCTTATTGTTGTATTTGTATTGATTGAAGTTTTCATGTAAGGAATTGTTGTAATCCCTTCAAAGTGAAGGCATTCTGGACGCGGGTTCGACTCCCGCCTCGTCCACCTAAGCATACTCCGAACCGAGTATTCTGGTAGCAAGGCTTTAGTGCCGAGTGTGCTTAGTTGGGCGAGCCATGGTTTCGACAGGGTGAGATAATAGAGACGGCAACACGGTAGGCGATGACCGTTAATCAAGCAAATAAACGTAAATGCAAACGCAGATACATTTGACTTCAGTGCAATGAGCTTCACTGGTAACACCGTTCGCGGTGCTGCTAATGAAAGCAGATTTGCCCTAGCTGCCTAAAAAACAGCGGTCCGGGGTAGGACATACCTTGTAACCTAAACCACCAAAAGCGGCTATTCGTAGCCGCTTTTTCTTGACATGCATAGCAGAAATACTATATACTAAACATTGACATACAAGTCATTTACTTTTAAAAGGAAATATCAATGAAGAAGTTTATCGTAGTGGCCGCTTTGAGCGCCGCAAGTACTGCCTTTGCTGGCGGGTTTGGTGCTGTTGAGTATAGCAGCCGTGATGGGGTAGATAGTACCGCAGATGCTCGCGCAACTAAAGTTACCATGGGCACAGACATTAACCAAATGTTCAAAGCTGATTTCAGCTTGCGTCAAAAGACTGACAACAGTAACAATCTCAGCGACACACGTTTAGAAGCCGGTCTAACAGCTACACAGCCAGTCGGTGCAACTGGTCTCAGCGTGTACGGTCGTGCAGGTGTTGGTGAGAAGTTCAAGACTGCAACTAACTACAGCTACTACAGTGTAGAGCCAGGCATCAAGTATGCTGTAACTCCATCGCTTTCAGTTAAAGCAGGTTACCGTTATCGTGCAGCAATGGACAGCGTCAATGCTGACACCACACGCACATATCGCCTGAGTGCAGAGCACGCTCTAAGTAAGAATTATTTCGTTGGCCTAGGCTACGACAGTGTTCGTGGTGACAGCGATTACAATGCTACTAATATCAGCGTTGGTTTCAAGTTCTAATCTAGAGATTAGCACATAAAAAGGAGCTTCGGCTCCTTTCTTTTTTGATATTGAAAAAATCTATTAGCTTCATAAAAAAATATTCACAAAAAAACTATTGATTGCCTATTTCAATAGGATATATAATATACACATACATTGACAAACAAGGAGACCCTATGTCACAAACTGTAAAAGGTACACGTACCGAAGAAAATCTAAAAGCAGCTTTCGCGGGCGAGTCACAGGCCAATCGCCGATATCTATATTTCGCAAACATGGCTGATGTGGCCGGAGACAACGATATCTCTGCACTGTTCCGTAGCACAGCCGAAGGTGAAACAGGCCATGCACATGGTCATATGGAATACCTGATCGATGGTGGTTCGGGAGATCCTGCCACAGGCATGGCAGCCAAAACCACAGCAGAAGCACTAGAATCAGCTATACATGGTGAAACACACGAATACACAGACATGTACCCAGGTATGGCTAAAACTGCTCGTGATGAAGGACTGGACGAAATCGCTGATTGGTTTGAGACCTTGGCCAAAGCAGAACGCAGTCATGCTAACCGTTTCACCAAAGCCCTGCAGGCACATAAAGCCAATCAATAACCTATGCTAGAGTGCTTGATTATTGGAGACAGCATCGCAGTTGGAACAGCACAGGCAAGGCCTGAGTGTGTGAGCTATGCCCGAGGAGGTTGGAACTCTCAGCAGTGGAACAGAGATTATCTTGCCAAAGTCAGCAAGAGTCCTGCCAAGACCGTGATTATCAGCCTAGGTGCTAATGATCATGCTGGTGTGAGAAGTATTTGGGAATTGCAGAACATGCGTAAAAATATTGCCGCTGATAGGGTATTTTGGATCGATCCTGGTCGTGATAGAAAACCTCTGGTACATGATGCTATAGTTATGTTGGCCAAAGAATACGGTGATACGATTTTGTCAAGACCAAAAGCACACATGAGCGCCGACGGCATACATCCCACAGGTCGCGGATATCGAGAGTTGGCTGAGAAAACCAAATGACCATAATGATATTTGCTACGGTTATTTAATGATATTAACTATGTGTTCTGTGGCGAATCTGTCATATAATAGTGATACATACTAGCACAATACAGTATGTAATTTATCAACAAAGGAGGATATTATGTGGACCACACCAACAGCAACTGACATGCGTTTTGGTTTTGAAATCACTATGTATGTTATGAATAGATAATTTTGTAACATTGAAAAAGCGGCGATAAGCCGCTTTTTCTTACCTATCTTATCTTTTCGGTATATATATTAGACAAGATAAGACTTACCTATTATTGTTTCTATTTTGGAATTTATATGCAAAAATATATTGTAGTTAGCCCTGGAAGATCAGCCAGCAATAGTCTGAAAGCTCATATTGAAAACTCATTAGATAAATTAGGCACACCGAGAATCGTAGAAAATTTAGAAATGCCTATGATATGGCCCGAAATTCAAGAACAGCCAGAACAGTGGACTGTGGTAATTTGTACGAGAAAAGACATGTTAGCGCAGGTATTGAGTTTCTACACAATAATGCTTACTAAACAAACCCATAAATTTAAAGATATCGCTCTAGAACCATTTGTTATTCCAAGAACATATTTCTTTACGTTTGCACATGGTATTTTATTTTTCCATGAAAGAATTTTTAATATCAAAGAATGGCCGAAATTTAAAAATATACATTGGTTAATCTACGAAGATATAATTACTGATTGGCACGGAACCGGACAGATCTTAGGATTCGATGATTGGGCATCTGATTCTGATAAGCATTACATTGGATACGGACCGGTCTGGGACAAAGTCATTAACAAAAAAGAAGTGTTAGATTGGGTACAAGAACTGCAAATCAATTATCGGTTCACTACAGAAAAGGAAAAATATAAATTATGACTAAAAGAATTTTGATAATGGGATTACCTGGTTCAGGGAAAACATATCTTGCCAAGCAACTAAAAAAATATTTAGAAAATAATTTTAAACCTATAAATGAAAATTCATTACGCCCCTTAAATGACTCGATGGTTACAGTGAGATGGCTAAATGCTGATGAAGTTCGCAGACAGTTCAATGACTGGGACTTCAGTTTAGATGGCCGGATTAGACAAAGCCAACGCATGAGAGATTTGGCAGACAAAGCCGATACTGATTATTGTATTGTGGATTTCGTGGCCCCATTGGTAGAAATGCGAAACAACTACAAAGCGGATTGGACTATTTGGATGGATACTATAGATAAAGGGCGTTTTGAAGACACAAATAAAATGTTTGTGCCACCCGAAGTTTATGACTTCCGCATTACAGAACAAAATAGTGAGAAGTGGGCAGAGTTTGTAGGCGAACATATTTTAGAAAATCGTCGAAGACCTGTGTTTAATTGGCGGCAAGAAACTGTTCAAATGCTAGGTAGATGGCAACCTTGGCATGCAGGCCATCGGGCGCTGTTTGAACGTGCTATAGCGAAAACAGGACAAGTTGTTATACAAATACGTGATTGCCAGGGCTGGCAAGGCACTAATCCTTTTGCTCTGGATCAGGTAATGCAATACATAAAAAGAGATCTAGACCCCATTTATCAAGGACAATATGAAATACAGGTTGTTCCTAATATCGTCAATATCACTTATGGTCGTGATGTTGGTTATAAAATCGAACAAGAAACATTTGATTTGTCAATCACTGATATTTCGGCAACAAAAATTCGAAAAGAAATGGGTCTTTAACAATCCTTTTTGATTTTATCCCACTTTGGTGGGATTTTTCTTGACTTTTTTTGTAGAGGTGTTAAACTCATAGAGTAGTTTAATTTTTTTGGAGATAAATTTTGAGTATGCACTTAGAAGGTCCGTGGTTATCTACCACGGGCAAGAAACGAGGCAAGAAAAAATTTGCATCGGCAGAACATGCTAGAAAAGCCCGTGAATTAGACGAATCTTGGAAAGATCTTCTGAGAAGGCAGGGTATAGAGCAGACAGAAGGCAAGCGAAAACGTGCTATGAGCAGCGAAGTCTGGAACCCCCCGCCTGCATCATATCGAGGTTCGAGTGCTGCCAAAATACCCAGCCTTCCATTTTCCGGAGGTGCTTGTACAATGCCTGCACCAAAAGTATATACTGGCACAATGGTCAAGGGTATCGCTACCATGCACAAGTCAAATGCGGTACCTGTGTTTTCAGACGAAGAAGCTGTGGATATATCCAAAATGCGTCGATAATCACCGGTTTTTGTATATGAATTCACGATATCGACTATATATTAAACGTTTCGCAAAGAAACTGAGATAGTAGATCCAAAGTATGCCAAAAGCTGAAACAGATCCGCGGGTCTTGGCCAATGAGAAACCCGTATTTTCGGGACGCCAAGGGTCGCCAAAGGCACATGAGTTATGAGATCATGCGTCCAATGGAGACAACTACACGAAAGTAGGGTTCTTTCAGAGCCTCGTGAAGTTAACTCCCTTAATGTAATGTGCAGAATATCGCACACCAAATGAAAGGAGGACTTATGGAAAAGTCAATTCGTACCATATCCTACATTGTAGGATTTATTCTAGTAGTTGTGTTGGTTCAAACTTTGACCTCGACTAAATTTGCAAATCTCAAAGAGAAAAATGGATTTTACAGTCGAGATGTAGTTTCAATTAAAACCCGAGAGCAACAATTGGATTGTCTAGCTATTAACATTTATCGAGAAGCAGGGTATGAGCCGTTCGAAGGTAAAGTAGCAGTGGCTCAGGTGACTCTTAACCGTGTTCAAGCTGGTGTATTTGGCAAGGATGTCTGCGGAGTCGTGTATCAAAAAAATGTTGTTATGGAAAGAGTCGTGTGCCAGTTCTCATGGTACTGCGATTCCACACACAAAAATCGTCCCATAAACAAGGAGGCCTACAATGAAAGCTATGAAGTCGCCAAGAAAGTTCTTTTGGAAGGATTTAGATTATCTGTTCTCAAAGATGCTTTGTATTATCATGCCACCTATGTTAACCCAAGATGGAATTTACCAAAAGTTGGACAAATAGGTCAACACATTTTTTATCGAGCAAAGGAAGCTAAACTATGATGACAGATATCAATCAACTGAAAGAATTCATTCAAACTAAAATTTCTGTGATTTCAGCAGAAACATTTGGATGGTTGGCAGCAATAGTATTGCATGCCTCAACGATACCCAGTCTGCTGGCAGTGATGGCAGGGCTCACAGACAGATTACCGGGTGTAGATTTGGTGCTGTTAGTTTGGACAGGTCTCACACTGCTATTTGTTAAAGCAGCTATCCAAAAAGACATGCTGAATATCGTGACCATCGGAGTGGGATTCATCGTACAGGCCGCGATGATGGCATTGATCTTCTTCAAGTAATTTGGTAAACACCGTGGTTGACTTTGATCAGCCATGGTGCTATACTTGTACTGTTTTAATTCACACACAGAAAGGTTTTTATGAAAAAAGCACTCGCAATTGGTTTGATAACAGCAGCCATTTCTGGTTGTTCGTCAATGAAGAGCATTGAGGATCGCAAGACCTATGCTCAACCCAGTTGGTACCAGAGTTGTGCTCAGGCCGGCACTGAAGGATTGTTTTGGTGGTCAAAAGAAATGGCTTATTCATGCGGTGCAGGTGAATCAATGCATGCACAGGCCGCTGAAGAACAGATGTATGCCATTGCGATGAATAACTTTGCCAAACGCATTAATTCAGAAGTGAATTCTGAAACACGAATTGAGTTCAAAGACGACAAGAAATCCACTTACACCAAGATCTCATATGTAGTACGCGATACTGCTATTCGTGAGCACCTACAGCGTGAAGTGGGACATTTCACTATGCAGGGTCGTCACTACACCTTTGTAAGGTTGAAAATGCCTAAGCCTGTATTTGATCAGTTGATTGCTGAAGCCAAAGAGCAGAAATTGGCACGCCAATGAAACTGATCATAGCTGTCACCGCAGTGGCTCTACTTGCAGGCTGTGGTTCTGTGCCAAAAACACAGGCACAGAAACCACAGTACTGTTACACTAATCAAACCATTGTCACACAAAATGGAGATCGGGTGAACAGTCGTACCACTGTGGAATGCTCAGACGATCAAGTCAAACGACTCACAGTGGCCAGAGTTGGAATAGGTTCTAACTGTGGATACTTTAATGGATGGATGAAGAAAGGTGGAACCGATGTTCAATACCGTGCGCTCAGTTGCCAGCTGCCTGATGGTAGTTGGGAAATTGTTGATACTCACGGCCAGTAGTCCGTCACTGGCCAATGATCTAGAGAATCCCAGATTCTTTAACTACAGTTCTGCCGCTTGGTCTAATAGATTGGCAGACCTTACTTTTGGTTGGTTCAAGACTCTGGATGATGAACAAAAGACCGCTTACAATCAGGCCATACATCATGCAGTGATGTATGCAGACAATGGTGAAGTAGTGCGTTGGTACAAGAAAGATGCCAGCGGTATGGCTATGACATCTGCTACATGGCCCAGCGGTGCAGGTTACTGCCGTAGATTGCACGTACAGGCCATTGCCTACAATGTAGAAAAAACCATGCGAGCCACTGCGTGTTTTAACGACGTAGATAATCGCTGGACATGGTCCAACTAAATACTAGTTCATGAGAATACATACAAGCGACAAATTCATTGCCTGGTCGGCCTTACTCAGCGGTTTAACTGTGTCTGCTGTGGCTATTTGGTACAGTGTAGCTGGACTAGTAGCTATATTCTCTGCGGCAGTTATCCCAATCATCGTGATGGGCGTGGCTCTAGAAATCAGCAAACTAGCAGGCACTGTTTGGCTCAAACAAAATTGGACTCGAGCACCGTATTTTATTCGAGCCTATCTGTTAGCCGCCATTGCCATTCTGATGTTGATTACATCAATGGGTATCTTTGGATTCTTATCAAAAGCCCACAGTGATCAAAGTCTGGTATCGGGTGATGTACAGAGCAGGATTGCTATCTACGATGAAAAGATTCGAACAGCAAAGGATAATATAGATGCGAACCGCAAGGCGCTTAGACAGATGGATGAAGCTGTGGACCAAGTTATGGGTCGAAGCAGTGATGAAAAAGGTGCGGATAAGGCTGTTGCGATCCGAAGAGCACAGCAAAAAGAACGCATCCGCCTTCAATCTGAGATTGCGTCCGAACAGAAAACTATTGCCACCCTTAGCCAAGAACGTGCGCCCATCGCGGCTGAAGTCAGAAAAGTTGAAGCAGAGGTTGGGCCAATAAAATACATTGCGGCATTTATCTACGGTGATAACCCGGATGCCAATGTATTAGAAAAAGCAGTTACTTGGGTGATAATTATCATCGTAGTGGTATTTGATCCGTTGGCTGTGATTTTACTATTAGCCAGCCAATACAGTTTCCAATGGTTCCGTAAACAAGAGGAGGAAGAGCCTAACCTCCCAGAAGAAAAGGTTGTATGGGAAGACATTGACCATACACGACTTTCATCTGACTCAGAGGAGGAAGAGACAGAAAGAATAGATCCCCCACATCTAATGGCCAGTCCATATTGGCCGTTTCCTGTGAGAACTGATCCTAATCAAATGGATTTATTCGAAAACATAAAATATCAAGACAAGGTCCAAGAAGCTTCGTATGTGAAAGATGATGCTGATACGGACAAAAAGAAGCCCATTGACGAATGGAACCAAATGATCGCCGAAGCAGAGCGAGCTGTAGCAGAAGAACGTGAACAAGAAGATCAAAAATTATTAGAATCTGCTCCTCAGAATGAAAAGCAGGCTATGACTGCCTGGAAACATGATCATCCTGACATGAGTCTTAAATTACAAAGACGCCTATTAGAAAAAGGAGTCATAGATCATCTACCATGGGAAGACTATCTCAAACCTCGGGCAGACTTTCAAGACGCAGTCTCAGAAGCTAAAAAATGGGCAGAAGAAAACCCCAACCTAGAAGAATCAGCCAAGGCCAAAGAATGGGCTGAAGAAAAGGCCGACCCAGATACGTCTGTGAGCTGGATGGAACACGACGAACAGGGTAATCAGATTAAAAAAATCAAAGAAACCTACACACAAAACGCCGAACAGAATGAGCGCACTCTTTGGCAGAGAATACAAGAAATCAAAAAATGACAGATAAAATCCTGGTAGTAACTGCTCCAGACGACATACTGCAGAGCGGTATTAGAATTGCACACATTAATCTCACTCAGCCACAGTCTCAGACAATTTCACAGGCACTGATGCAGAGCATACTGCCCCACACTATAATCAACTACGTGTGGAATCAGGGAGATTCTAAACTGTGGTTATTTGATAAGATTTCAAAGACAGATTTAATACTGTTTAATGCTGACTGCGATATAGAATCTTCAATGTTAATCGGTTGGATAAGTGCTGATCCGAGATCGTATTATTTTGGCGATCTTCGTGATTTAAACATCGTTAATGATCGTGTGCTATATAATAGTGATGACATTTTAAAATTACTGGAGAAGACTGCAAAACCACATGGCTAAAATCTACAACACATTCAAAGGCAACAGTGTTACTGTCAAAGAAAATGAGAATATAAATCAGGCTCTGCGCCGATTCAAAAAGAAAATAGATGAAGCAGGAACACTAGATACTCTACGTGCTAAAGAATTCTACGAAAAACCAACCACTGAACGCAAACGCAAAAAAGGTGCTGCCAAAGCACGTTGGCGTAAAAAACTCCGCGATCAACAACTTCCTCCTAAACTGTTTTAATCATTGACCTAGAGTCAGAAAGGTAGTATAATAACTGTATGCAAACAGATATTATGATAGACTTGGAAACACTTGACGTTCTCCCTTCAGCCACAATCCTTACCATCGGAGCAGTCAAATTTGATCCGTTCGGTGACGACGTGAACGAAAAGAAATGTGAGAAATTTTATGTCCGTGTTGATGTTGATAGTTGTGATCGTATCGGAGCCACAGTTTCACAGGCTACCTTAGATTGGTGGGCTTCGCAAAGTCAGAGTGCGCAAGACGAAGCCTTTGATCCCGCAAATAGAATCCCAGTAGAAGATGCAATAGCACAACTTTACAAATTTTGCTGGGGTGCTAAACGTGTATGGAGTCATGGTGCAGGATTTGACGTTACTATTCTAGAATGGTACTTCCGTAAAATCGGCAAAGCTATTCCTTGGCAGTTCTGGGAAGTTCGCGACACACGTACTATCTTTGACATAGGTATCAATCCCAATCGTCCTCCTGTGCTGAAACATCATGCCTTAGAAGACGCTTGGAATCAAGCAGTAGGAGTACAAAATGTCTATAAAGCTCTGCGTACCAGTACAATGAGCAACGGTAATTATATTGCACCATTTGCAAATCAAAGGTAATATATGGACAGTCAGACAAAAGAAGTAATGGACATTCTACAAGAAGAATGTGCAGAAGTAATTCAAGCAGTAAGCAAAATCAGCCGCTTCGGTTTGGATAATTTCAAGCCAGGTAAACCTAAAACTAACAGGCAACACTTGGAAGAAGAGCTAGGCGATATGATGGCTATGATCGATATTCTGCACAGCATGGATATTGTGTCATATACCAATATTGAGCGAGCCCAGGCTGCTAAAATCGAAAAACTTAAAAAATGGTCAAATATTCAGAATTTAGAGAATATCTGATATAAATAAAATTGTGAATTGTACCGTTAAGGGCAGTTCATAGAGCATAGTGCTCAAATAGATCTTACTTTAAAGGAGATAGAACATGTCTAAGATCATCGGTATTGACCTCGGCACCACCAACTCATGCGTGGCTGTTATCGAGAACGGAATTCCCAAAGTTATTGAAAACAACGAAGGTGCTAGAACTACACCTAGTATCGTGGCATATGCCAACGACGAAGTGTTAGTCGGTGCATCAGCCAAGCGTCAGGCAGTAACTAATCCAAAAAACACAATCTACGCCAGCAAGAGATTGATTGGTCGCAAGTTCAAAGAACAGGCCATACAAAAAGATCTTGACTTGATGCCATATGAAATCATGGAAGCCAGTAATGGTGATGCATGGGTACGAGCCGCAGGCAAAGAACTAGCACCCCCACAGATTTCCGCAGAAGTTCTGCGTAAAATGAAAAAGACCGCAGAAGATTATCTTGGAACCACAGTCACGCAGGCAGTGATCACTGTACCGGCCTATTTCAATGACAGCCAAAGACAAGCTACCAAGGATGCTGGCAAGATCGCTGGGCTAGAAGTTCTACGTATTATCAACGAACCTACCGCGGCTGCACTGAGCTATGGTGTAGACAAACAGGACAAGGCAGACAGAAAAATTGCTGTCTACGATCTAGGTGGTGGTACCTTTGATGTGTCTATAATCGAAATTGCTAACGTTGACGGAGAAAAGCAGATTGAAGTATTGAGTACCAATGGAGATACATTCTTAGGCGGTGAAGACTTTGATCAACGCATCATGGACTATTTGGTAGAAGAGTTCAAGAAAGATCAGGGTGTGGATCTGAACTGAAGTG